ATCACAGTCGTAGCAGTTGATGCCGTCACAATCGTAGCCGCAGACGTTCCTACAGCAGCAGACGGATAATTTTTAAACGTGTTCGCCATTTCTTATCCTAGGGCAATTGCTAGAGCGACAGCCGTTCCAGCTGGATCAAAATCTGTAGTGTCAGCAGTAGCCGCGGTGCCAAGTACCGTATTTGGTTCTGTAGCTTCGATCAAAACAGTTCCGTTAGTAGCATGCGAACGCATTACATAGGCTATTGCTTGATACGTTCCGGAAGTTGGCTTGGTTGATGTAAGGCCCCCAGAAGTGTTAGGGTACAGAATCGTTCCGATTGCAAACGCAGAGGTATCAATCCCCTCAAGCAGGCCCGTGTTGATAACCGCGCCAAACTCTCCAATTGCAAGATTCTCATGCGCAAGCCCAACACCAACATCTGAAGCTGACGAGACCTTAGCGACTTCAATCGCATTTTCACCTGAGTTGTATCCAGTAACTTTAAGTACGTTACCTTTAGTAATAACCTCGGTAGCTTTGATCTTAAAGTGGATGTGGTCAGCACCAACGCTATTAGTGATTGAATCAATAACTTTGTTGGTTAATGTCCGAACATCAGCCGACTCAATTTTGTCAGTATTGAGATTGCTAAAGTTGGCGTCGACCTCCGCGTTAGTGAGCGGAGAGCCCTTAACGAGACGGAGGGTTATGCTGGACATTAGCTAACCGTTACTTGCCAAGTGATGGTCATTGCGTCGTCGGCGCCTTTGTTGACAACCGAGAACACAGTGCGGCAAAGCATGGTGCCGGAAGAAGAAGCGTTAAACAGACCGGCTTCAACCACAGCGCCAGTACCAACACCGGCTCCAAACGTAGCAACATAAGTAGCCACAGCGCCAGAAGCCGTGCCAGAAGTTAGCGCGACTCGACCAAGCTCAGCACCTAGACCGGTATTACCAACTGCGGCAGCAGTGCTATCGGAACCAATGGCCATGTGGCTCATGATGTTAGAAGCAGTGCCAACCATACGGGAAGCAATAAACTCTTTGCCGACCGTCACGACTAGGTTTTTGATGTTACGCTCGTCTTTGACGTTGCCGTCCTTGTCGAGAATCCGAATGCTGACCTGACCGGTCAGTTTTACTTGCTCTTGAAGCATGTTCTACTCCTATGTAAATGTTCGGGATTCCCCGACGTAATCCTCTGCAAAGTACGTAATATCACAGTATCCCTGGGAAATCAATGACCCAGAATCATCCACAGAGGCGCTGTCCGAAAGGGCCTTTAGCAGGCTCAAAACTGCGTTATCCCCAATTGTAGCCGAGTCCGACAAATACCGGCCATAAGTAAAGGAAATCGCTAAAAGATCAGTAACACCAAAGTTATCTGTCCTTAACAAGCTTGTATCAATAGTAAGCAAGTCGGACTGGCTGAACTGATCCGCTAAGGCCTTACCAAACAGCTGAGCTAGGGCATCCGTCGGGCTAGCCGCATCCGTAATCGCCTTGGCAAAATCCGTGGTTCTGGCGTCAGCAACAAACGCCATGTTTGTAAATGATTTGGTTATAACAACTAGCAGCCCGTCAGTCGTATCAGCCCCGTCGTTCATGGCCACGCCGTCAGGCACCAGCTTGTTGTACTCCCTCGCTGTAGCGTCTAGCGCTACAGCCGTTTCTGCAAAAGTCTTAGCTAAATCAAAGGCTAAAGCTTCAGAAATCGAAAGAGTGTCGGCAAAATTCCGGATAAAAATAAGTAGTGTGCTGAGGCTTTCCGCTATCGAAACGCTGTCAGAAAGCGCTTTTTCAACCTCAAACACAGGGGCTGTATCACTGGTAGCGATACTCTCGCTAAACGCTTTGGCAAACGCTATAACCTTTGAGTCAACAAAAACAACCGAATCAGCAACATATGGGTTTTTGTTTGTGGAATCAAGCTCAGCATCAACCTTGAGTAGTATGTACTCAACCGCCGTAATGGGCAGTACGTACGAAGTCGAGGCTACTGGGTCAACAACTTCAACCCCAGCTCGCAGTCTAACTACCGAGGACGAAGATGCTGCAACGCCCACTAGAAGTCCTCTCGAAGCCTAAATTTCAGCGTGTCGTAGACTGTTTGGATTTGACCGTCGGAGAAGGTAATTTCGATTTCTCCTTCATAGTTCCCAGGCTCACCAGATAGCGATGTAGGATCGGAAGCCCAATAAAAAGAAACCTGACCATTGAGTCCATCGGTAATCGTCCCAGTCAAAGTAGCAGTAAGGGTAGTAGTGCCCTGTTTGCGAAACTTCAAGCGAACAGTAGCTCCAACAATCGAAACCGGCTCACCGGTGCTTTCGTCGGTAATCGTTACATTCAACGCTGGACGGGTGTCGCCCTGAACTAGCTTGATCGTGCTCATATCAACCTCTGGAATTCAACTTGGGAAGAAGACCGAGCCAGACCTTTATTCATTTCGATGCGGGCGCGGCCAATACCTGAACGATACTCTTGATCGCACTCTCTGGCGCTTTGTCGATCGAAGTAAGGCTGACCGGGGGTTCTGTACAGCATGGCCCGGGCACCGTTAGTGATCACATCCAAAAAAGCTTCATAGATATGCTCAGACACTTCTTCAGAATCTCGAAGCGGAGCAAGGGCAACCTTCAAATTCAACTGATCTCCAGCTGAAACAATCTGAGGAATGGGAGCCAGAATAACTTCTGAACGCATAAGCTGCGTGATGTACTGAGGATGCCCCTCGACTGTACGCCAGTCGGTGTACCGATAAATGTTTGCCAGCTCGTCAGGAGCTTGAGGGATCAACAAAACTTCGTTGTAGTAAGCCTGAGTAACAGCCAAAAGCTTGGTCTGGTCAGGAACTTCAATTTGATACGTGCTTTTGTCGACCTCAGGTGTAATTGGATCGAGATTTGTCTGCCAATACAGCGTCTTAGTGCAGAAATCGATAATAGTGTTGCGCACTGCATTAGTAGCAACAAACTCCGGCACATTAGGCACAAACTGCAAAACCTCAGGCAAAAATACATCGTAAGAGACCATATCAAATGATGGGCTCATGATTCACCTCCAGGTACGGTCGGAGCGCGGTTCGGATTGAGGCCTTGGTTAGGCGAGTTCTCTTTATCGATCTTCTCGCGCTGCTGGAACGCAGACATAAATGTCGTAAGGTACCCACTGGCAAGCTGCAATCCAGGGGCGTATTCCGCATCTTTACTGCAAGCACGGTACAAAACGTAGTCTATCAATGCAGTCTGATAAATATCATTTACAACAATAGGTGTGCTTTCGCTTGCAAGATCAGCCATCACAAAAGCGTAGTTAATCTGCAAGTAGCCATTCCCAGTATTGGGCGGATAGACGTAAAACGCAGTCTGGTCTTGCTCGTCAAACAAGAAGTTTTGCGGGGCGTTAGTCCGGTTTGCCGCATGCCAATTGGGGTTGTATGCGTCAATTAGTTCACGGGAAATAAGCCGTACAGCACGGCCTGCAGTAGTCCCGTTGGTGCCCATGTAACGAACAACGTCTAGCAAACGCCAGCCGTCTGAAGGAATTGTTTGTCTTGTCCCAGCCGCAAGCTGGATTGTTGCAACTTTATTTGCGGTTTGGGGGGCCATCAGCGAGATCTGCCGTTGGCCGTCATTTACCCATCCAAGCAACTCAGCACGAGTCCAACGAACGTTGCTTGGATCAAGCAACAGTGTCGAGGCTTTATTTACGATTGCAGAGGCTAGTATTGTTCCCATGACCTAACTCGAAAAGGGGGCCGAAGCCCCCATACTACAGTAATTAAGGCGTTTCCAGTGCAGTAACACGTGCTTCGAGAGCAGCGAACTGAGCAGCCAGATAATCTGCCAAGACGGCAGGAACACCAAGATTTACAAGTGCAGCAGCAGTCATTTGAATCTCCCAGTTAAGTGGGTGGGGATTGCTCCCCACCCGTCAGATTAGCCAGCAACCTGGAGAAGGGCCAGACCGTCGGCTTGGACAACCTTGTAACCGTACACATTCAGGCCACGGATCAGGGTACCGAAGTCGTTGGGGTTCTGGAGGCTCTCAACCTTAGCGATCTGCGAAGCGAAGGTGATCGAAGACTTGTGACCAGCCATGATGGCGTGACGCTTAGCAGTACCGGCAGAAGCAGCACCGGTGTAGTCTTCGCCAGCAGCAGCACGGGGGACCAGGTTGGACACATAAACCGTGAAGCGGTCGATCTGGCCGATCTTGCCGTTACGCAGGATCGAAGAAGCGTCGC